GATTCGTGCTTTCCACTTGCAGTGTTATCACGCCAGGTTGCATCATCAGCAATCTGGCCGATCCACCAGTTGAAATGAGCTCCTGCGAACCCTGATGTGAAAAGCGATCCTCCTTCCATTACTTATCAATCATCGTAAACTAAACATTCTGGCTCAGATGGATTCTGATCGCAGAACAATTCTAAGTAACTTGGATCATGATGATCCCCTGCTTCGATCTCTGCTTTATGGTGCTCAACATACTCCTCTAGATCATGCAGTTCATCTGCTGTGTGACGACGCATTTGTGGCGATACCGTTGGATCCTCTAGGATCTTCTTATCGTCTTCAATATGCTGTTCGATTGTTCTTTTTTCTGACATTTTAATTTACCTTTCTTCCGTAAGAATCTCTAATAAGATTGAGTTTAGTGAGACAACGATCAGGTGTAACGTAATGACATAGATCCGATATAATATATAGACCACCAACTTCAGCATTAGGTTTCTGATTTTTTTTATCTCCACCTGCTTCTGGTATGTCTATGAAAATCGCATCTCCTGCGTTGAGGCTGAAGTCTCCTGGTATTGTAATCGATTTCTTGAGAGTAAACAACTGGTTGTATCTCATAATTGATTGATTCAAGATATTTTCTGGATCAAAGTTTGCCTCTTTAGACTTATCAATCTGTTCTTCTGTTGATCCAGAGGGAAGTGATCCCTTATCTTTTAACATATATGTGGTTCTTGTAAACCCATTGACTGCTTCATCAAATTCGCTATTCAGTTGTGGTAGTTCCTTCCCTGCTAATTTTAAATCACTCTCCGTCTGTCCTATATTCTTTTCAATTACTTGATAGACACAGTTGAACGGATCGAATAAAACCACTCTAGTGGAGTAGGTTCCACTTTCAAGTTTGCTTTGCACATTGATAGAATTATCACTCTGTAATTCTAAAACCTTTCCATCATATCCTTGTGGGATAGTTGCTCCCTTATTATCGGGAGTTTCATTGAAGATCAGTTTCTTCTTTGCTTCTTGTTCAATCAGTTTGTCAATTGACTTGAAGTGAAAACCTTTGCTAGTCTCATAGAAAAAGTAACCTGCAGTCTTGCCTGGTGATGTTGTATTAGGGACACCCTTCTTTGCTAACCAAGTGCAGGTATAGAATGCCTTCTTATTGTTTCCAAAGAAGTTGTAGTTATTCTGTGTCTCCTCAATGTCAAGAGTTTTATCTGTGCCAATAAAAGATTCGTTAGTCAGAATCTCTGTTATATGATCCGACAACTTACCATCAAATCTCTTATTGATTCTTACCAACTGATTGCGAACATGTTCCTTAGATGCCAACTGAAGAGAGACTACAGTCTTCTTTGCATCCTCAAGTAAAGGATCAACACTAGTCACATACAGAGTAAGATCAAGATTGTTGTCATTATTATCTTTGATCTTGACTTGTGCTTTTTCTGTTCCTACTAATGGGAGTGCTTCAAGAACAGACTTTCCCTTTATGGATCCACCACTGTCATTATAAACGATGGACATTCTGACAGTCGCTTCCCTAATACTTTCATAGTATTTTAGTTCGGAAATAGCCGGACTCAAATTAATATCGCCACCCTTGTTAGAGATGACAGAAAACTTATCTATACTACTGGCTCTTCCTCTATCGGAACTTAACTGCTCTGCCATAATACTTTTTGGTTATACAATATTTATTGACCCGCCGCTAATGCTTCGCCATAGTCATCAGCAGAACTACCAGAAGACATCACCATCACACTACCAGGAGAATTCTGACCCTGTGATTGAATAACGTTATTGATAATCGTCATTGGAATCTCTGCAGACTGTTGAGCACCCGCCTCATATGATGCATAGTTTCTAAGAACACCAATTGCTTGATCATACTTCGCACGGTTCAAGGCATCCAAGAATCCTGGGAAGTTATCCTCCATCGCTTTGGTAGAGTTCACATCAAGGATAAACTCACCGTGTGTAAGCATTACAGGAATCATATCCTGACCCTTGGCACCAGACACCTTGCCACCATAATACATTCTATTCTTAATCATACTACGGAGAACAGAACCGCCTTTCTTTTGACCCCAAGATTGTTGGTCAACGTCCATCCAGTCAACTCTTGCAGAGTCACCACCATAAGGTCCATAGTTATCTGCTGCTGGAGGAGGTGTTACTCTATTCTTAGAACTTGGTCTATTGCGGCCACCATCAAGCATTGATCCTGCCTCTGCGTGTGTCCAGATGCGTCTGTCAACTTCGCTCTTTGAGAATCCCATCTGCTTGGCAAGTTTAGCTGCTTCCGCAACCATAGCGTCCAGGGCAGACTTCTTCATTGTTCCCCATCCCTGGTGTCCCATACCAGCAACTGCCAATCCAATAGCTTGATTTCTGTCAGAAGTATGACCATCAGGGGTTCTTTGAGTATATGGAACCGTCTGAACTTTACTGCCATCAGCAAGGAAAGTCGCATGGTATCTACTTGGATGACCAGTCATATTATTACCAGCACTCCAGTGGAGATAGATATTCCTCTTCCCACCAGTCATATCTGCTAACTGACCTTGAGGAACAACACCTGATCCTGCAGATGTAGATGTAGATGGAGCAACCGTTGCGGTTGCACCAAAGTTTGGAACTGATGCGACTTTATTCTGACTGTAGTTGTTATACCAACCAAAGTAATTGTCACCTGCCTTTCTAGTCAGTCCACCCTCAACACTATATCCTCTGAAGTCTGTTCTTCCTTGGATAAATTCTCTTGCCTTATCTTGAAGTGATGTATTTAAGATTGCCGCAGCAACTGACTTCATTGCATCTTGAGACATTCCAGCAGCAGCGGCTGCTGTTGCTACATCCTTAATAGCATACCACTCATCATTAGGATTTCCTCTACCATTTATTGTTCCGTTGGGGAATTTCCAAGTAGGTTCATACTGCATCCTCGCAAGGATCAATTCTTTGATTGTACTGCCAGTGTAGGCACCAGATCCAAGTCTATTATAAATCGACTGTGCTACGTCTGCCCAAGCTTGAGGATCTCCATCCTCCCTAGAAGCAACAGCAACCAGTGTCCAGAAATCAGCGTCTCCACCACTGATAGTAACCCCACTGGTAGATGTAGTTTGATTGTTATTACCTGGTCCAGGGGTGCCAGCAGTCTGCTGCACATTATCCTTAAGACTGAGTTGTCTTCTCAAACCATTGAGGGCATTGGTAACCTTATCAGAGATAACACCCTTTATGTTTTTCTGAATCGCTTGAGTCATATTGCGATTCCTCATCAACATATCAATATCAACTTCACCACCACCTGCAAGTTTCATCTTAGAACCAGACAGGTTGAAAGTATATCTTGTCCACTTATCAAGACCACCAGCAATATTTCGATAATCATTATCATCTGCTTGATCACCCAGCAGTGTCTTATATGCAACACCAAAGATTGGTCCAAGGAAAGGCATCTCTGATACCTTCTTATTGACACCCTCAATATAAGTCAGTGGACTGATAGAGTCATTCTTATCTGATTCTGGGAAGATTCTTTGAATATCTTTTTTGCCACCAACACTATCGCCTGGTTGGATTCTTGTCTTCTGTGAATTTGTAGGAGCAGGTCTCGCCCTTTTTTTCTCAGACTTCAGTTGTCTACTGACAGCACCCAACTCTTGACCACCTCTAGTGATACCACCACCAGACATCTTGCTCATCATTTCTTTCTGAGCAGCATCGTCACCAAACATATTACCAAAGGAACCTTTCTCTTTGAAAGCAGCTCCAAAGGTGACCATATTCAAGGCCTTTCTGACATCTTCACGAATCCTAGAATCAAACTTTGCTAGATTTTTTGCCTGCTTCTTTTTATCTTCTTCGCTTAGGAATGGATAACGAATCAGTTCAATTGCATATCTAAATGGAGCACCAACAACATCAAATAAAAATCCAAGTGTGCTCAGCATTGTATTGCCAAACCTTGCTGCTTGGTACATTCCCCAAGATAATGCTCTCCTAGGATCTACTGCCCACTTATCTTTGTGCTTTTCATAATTCTTTTTAGCGCCCCCTTCAAGTTCTCTACCCTTACCTCTAAGTTGGAATGCTCCCTCACCAATTGCAGAAGAAAGTAAACCTACACCACCAATAATTCCTGCTGCAGCACCTGCACCAATACTACCTGCCTTAGTTGCTGCTGTCTGAGCTCCTTTCTGCATCAATCTATCACCTGCTACCTCACCAATCGCATCAAAGATACCGCCCTTACCTCCAGCAGCAGTTGCAAATACAAGTGCGGTGATGACTTTCTCCATCGCACCTTCAAACATCTTGAATTTTTCTAGTGCGTCTTCACCACCAACATCTTTAACAAATTTAATCGTCTTAGTTCTTAAGTCATAAGCACCTTTCACAAAGGTAGCGAACCCATCGACAAGTCCCATACCAAAATTAGAAACCCAAGTTAAGACAGAATCAATCTTAGGTATGAGTTGTAAAAGATTGGGGAGATACTTGATCATCTTTATGGCGATGAATCCTATCAGAACTTTTCCAATAAAGTTCTTTACCCTATCAAGGAATCCAAGTTTAGGACCCTTCAATAGTTTTTTACTATCCTTCTCTTCCTTGTCTTTAGGTTTTTCTAATCTATCTTCTCTCTTTGCTCTAGTCTTCTTCTCTTCCTGAACTGCTGCTTTCTTCTTTTGCTTTTCGTAGAGTTTATTCTGAGCGCCAAGTAACTTCTCAATCTTAATGACTCTGGATTTGACAGACACAAGTCCCTTATGTCCACCACTTTCCCCACCTCCGCTACTGATTGACTTAGCAGATATCTTTTTTGTTTGCTGTTTGACCGCTGGTGCTGATGGTAGTAGTTTCATGTCTTAGAAAATACCCAGGATCTTAGAGTTTCTTGACTTATCCATAGAACTAAACGAGGCATCAAAATTAGGAATCTGTTCCTGGTCTCGCATTTCACCAGAGGCATAACCACTACCACTAGTAGTAGTTGTGGTTGCTGGTGCTTGGAGTGCAACAGGAGTTCTAGATGGTGCTCCTGGAATGCTTACCTTTGCCTTGTTTGGTTTCAGTTGTGGGATGGGTTTCATAGACCCCTGAGTTCCCATCGTTGACTTACTACTTTGTTGCATATTATTAGCAACCATCATCATCATTGGTAAAACATTGTTGACACCAAAGATCATGTTATTGCCACCACCAAACATAGCACTATTAATGTTTGGAGAGAATACGCTAAGAGAGTTGCCTCCGAATGAAGCGTAAGTATTATTGCCTCCACTGACATTCAACTTGGGATTGATGGTTGGACTAGCAGACACCATATTCTTCTTGATTGAACCACCACCAATCTTTATGTTAGTATTGTTGACCGAAGATCCTCCACTAGATCCACCCATATTTACCTTAATGGATGACATGTCTCCAGAGAATGGTTGTCCTCCTACCTGAACTTTTTCACCATCTCCTGGTAATCTATTTCCGCCAATCAATCCACCACCATGGGCCTTGATAACGTTCTGAACGATCTTAGGTCTGTTGTTACCACCGCCTGAAGCATTCATTGCCTCCAGGTTAGCAACACCATACTTTTTAACAGCACCTCTGCTCATAACAAACTCACCATCGGAGAGCATAGCAGGGACTTTATCAACTCCCTTCTCTCCGCTTACAAATCCACCAAGAGTTCCAAGGGTTCCTGATAAGGACTTGCCGAAGTTGCCGACCATCCCCATCATACCACCCATCATCTTACTGAAGACTCCACCGCCACCACTGTAGTTGGCAGTAGGCACCTTAACATCAGGAAGATCATCACCCTTGAATACGTCTTCAATTTTATTAGCAGCAAACATACCAGTGGCAACCGTGGCACCAGTCGTAAGAAGTCCTGTCAACAGTTTTCCTTTACCACCGCCAAGGAATCTTGCTAACCCAGCACCCTTACCACCTAATGCTCTAGCAGTTAATCCTGCTGCAGCCTTAACTAGGAGAACAGCACCTTTTGCTAACAGACCAATCAGACTACGAACAAATCCCCCAAGACCTGTTCCAAATAATAAGAATCCTGCTGCTAGTTTAGGCCAATGATCATTTAAGAATTCACCAATGGCATTAAGTTTATCTTGATTCTTAGGATCAGCAAACCAGTCAATGAAACTGATTAAGAATTTTCCTAAAAGGATCTTCATAAAGAAGTCTAGAATCCTTTGAATGATTCCTTTAACTGGTGCGACCATCTTCTCCGCACCTTCAACAATCTTTTTAAACCTACCTGCCTCAAGTTTCTGTTCTGCCTTACTTCTCTTATCTTGCTCTTGCTTCTTTCTCTTTGACTCAGCAGTATCTTTGATCAGAGTATTCTGCTCTTTCAATAACCCAATAATGTTGTCCAGAGACTTGATAATGTCTCCAATATAATCTTTCTCTTCTTCCTTTGCAGGAGGTAAAAGTTTTGGTGCAGTAATTCCACCCAGTTTCTTCATAGGACTGGTGGTTTGAATATCTTGTGCCCTAATTTTTTTCTTCTTGACTTTGAATCTACCAGTCTTTCTCTTGACCTTCTTAAATTCTTCAGTCAGTATCTCTGTTTCTTCTGTAGGAATCTTACTATCTGCCATCCTACCAGCAGCCATCCTCTCTCTTAAGAGAGTTTTATATGTAGCGTAGTCAATACCAATGGCATCATCAAGACCAAGAAGGTTTAAGATTCTCTCGTCTATTTCCTCATCAACCATCTTCTTATCTGCATCTCCTTCATACACGGCAAGGGCAGACTCTTTCTTTGCCTCGTCGCGTATAGATTTTAGGAGATCGTCAAGATCAGGTGATGCCATTTGATTGCTGCTGCTTTAGTTGTTCGTCTTCAAGGTGTTGCTGGAGTAACGCAACATAGATATCACGCTCCCAAGGCATCATATTTTCCACCTCTGTTAATGAGTATTTATGGTACTGCATCAAGGCGAAGCTTAATCTAAAGTATGACTCTAAGTCCATATGACTTAGACCTACCCGAAAAAACTTGCTAATCCCTCAAGCACAACCTCACTCTCAACATTAGTCTTCGGATTCACTACCTTAATTGTATGAGAAAGTTTTGGCATAGTAGCATAAAACTTTTCAATCTCTTTGAACTGAGAAGAATTCATTGAGTCAATAAACTCACGTATCTCTTTCTTAGTACAATCAGATGCTGCCCATACTTCGTCAGCCGTGTAGATCGTATCAATACCAGAAGCGATCAATTCAAACGATTGATCCATCTCACTACCACCTTCCAGATCAAAGTTATTCTTAATGAACTCATCCAATGATGGATACCTCATCTGCATCATAATCTCATTATCAAGTTTGATCTTATTGGTATGCTCATCGTTCTTCTGAACTTTGATATCATCCAAGTTAATCTCAACAGTCACTGGAGTAGATTCATCATCAGGACATACAATACCAACTTCAAGAACTTCGCCAACAGACTTGCCACGAATATTCAAGAAGAGGTATTCAATATCAAACGTAGGAAGTTGTTCTACTTTGATACCTCTGGTCAAGATGCAGTTCTTGATGACTGTCTTAATTGCTGTTGTGATCTGCTTAGTATCCTCACTCTCCAATGCGATCACAAGAACCTTCTCCTCTTTTACAAGGAAAGGTCTGTATTGGATTGTTTTTCCAGTTGAAGGCAACTCAAGTTCATAAGTTGGCGTAGCAATCTTTGGTAAAGGCATAATATCCTATAGAGTTATTTCAGTGTGATTATTTATTAGTGTATCAGAGGAATCCTCCACCCACGAACGGTAGTTGTCCACCGTTAATAGATTGATTAAAGATACCATTTGGTGCCTGGAAGTTGGGGAATGATTCGCCATAGTCAATACCAATATCAAGGTCAGTTGGGAATCCAAAGTTCTGAGAGTTGAATAATGCTTGTGACTCTGGAGTGAATGGGTTGGCAAGCATAGGAGTCTTAGCACCAGGAGCCTGATTGAGAATGTATCTAATGTATGACATAGAAACAGTGACCTTCAACAGGTCAGACGCATCATATGACACAGGCATTGATGATACTGAGATTGGATAACACCCAACAAAACTGTAACTCAGATTATTACTACCATAGTCTCTTTCATATTTTGTGATTGTCAGTCCACCATAATATTCCTCAGGGTATCTCATTCTATAAGCATAATTTCTAGAGCGAACGCTATTCTCACCAGCAATAGTTTCTGTAGAAATAAACTTTATCCACCCCTCAAAGAATCTGATTGGGAGATATGAATTTGGTGATGGTGGTTTGGGAAAGAATTTATCAACCTGTGATTGTCTACCCATGATACTATCAGGGGTAGGCACAGATTGATCCTGCATAACATAAAAAGTTAGATCGATACGATCATCAAACAGTCTACGATATGCGTGTCTCTCCGTTACACCAGTGTGGTCATTGTTAATCTCTGTTGTCGCAAGAGATGATCCTGGCAACACAGTTTCAGAACAACATAGATGTAAAAACTCTTTATCGTATCCGGCGATACCATTATCTGTCTTGAACCTACTCCAATTATAAGCGCCACTAGCAGCACCAACACCACCTGCAGGTTCTTGGATGAACACATCAAAGTGGGAAGTTGTTGCAGGACGCAGCAGATTGGATTTAATATCATCTACTGATCTTCTTCTAGGTCTTGTTCCTGCCATCTATAAATAGATTTACATTATATATTATGTAGTAGAGATAATGGGAGAAACTTATAAAAGTAGATATTACCCATCATTCCCAAACAAGTATAAAGGCAACCCAAATAATATCATATGTCGTAGTAGTTGGGAACGTAGGTTCTGCAAGTGGTGTGATCTGAACGAAAACATTCTTCAGTGGGGTAGCGAAGAGTTTTCAATTCCATATATCTCTCCGATTGATAATAGAATTCATAAGTATTTCCCAGACTTCATCGTCAAACTAAGAGAGAGTAGTGGGAGAATTAGAACTTATGTGATTGAAGTCAAACCGAAGAAGCAGACACGTCCACCAAAACCTGGTAAAAGAAAAACAAAATCGTTTATCTATGAGACGATGGAGTATGCAAAGAACCAAGCAAAGTGGAAAGCTGCTGAAGAGTTCTGTGCTGACAGAATGATTGAATTCAAGATTATAACCGAAGACGAACTAGGCATCAAGTAATGGATAGGGGATTCGAGATCAAAGATATGTTAGTTGGGAATGAATCTCCCGACGAAATAATGGATTTGATCAGAGATACCTTTGAGAGTGTATTAGTTCCTGAAGTTGGTGGATACTATACCTTTGTCTACAGTCCCAAGACTCCTGATCTACAGTATGATCAGTATCCTCTGGTAGCAGTCACAGAACTCTTCTCTTGGGGATTCAGGGGCATCAACTATCACTGGGGTGAATACAGAAACTATGGATGGGGTGAGGTTGGTGCAAACTCCTTTCATCAGATATCTGAT